CGGCAAGGAGTTGGTTGCGGCGTTGACGAAGACCCTGCAAAAGTTCTTCCTCAGAAAGACGCCGTGCTGCTCGCCAAGCTTCAGCTTCTGCGCCAGTTAGCACAGTTTCAACGGTTTCACCAGTAAGACCGTTACGTTCGTAAAGAGTAATGTTTTCAGTCATGACTGTCCGTTGTGTAGAACTTCGTATTTACCGGCATCAAAAGTGCTGGCAGAGCTTATTGAAACACGATCCAATGTAGTGCCACCTGTATATAGAAAAGTCCCTACATTTGGTGAAGCGCCGTGATAATGGGTAGTAAATGTCCCTTGAATATTTGAAGTTCCCGGAATAATACGAATAATGCCACTATATACGTTGCTTGATCCGGTAGCGTCACTGTTGATGAGACGAATGTGGGGTTGTCCACCCGTGGCTTGATAAGAGCCACCATAAACAAGTGACCATCTGTAATTATTTCCGGTGTCGATAGAACCGTCTCCCAGTTGCAACAGCAAATGAGGAGAAGTTGAATTACTACAAGAAATATTGCTCATAATAATAATTACTTCTGTGGCATTGCTTGGGATGCCTGAGACGGTAGAGCCACTGCCAGAAGTTGTAGCAGTTTCCCCAAGGCTGGTAAAACCAAAGGTATTAGTAGACGTAACCGTCTGCCAACTCAACCCACCAGAACCATCGGTCTGCAGGTATTGACCGCTATCCCCATCAGTGTTGGGCAGGGTCAGCGTCACATCAGACGCAATGCTGCTCGGAGCATCTAGCGCGATGTAGTTGCCGCTGCTGTTTTTAAGTCGCAGTGCCATTAGCTGTCACCTCCCTTGGGGTATTTAGCCTTCACGGCAGCACAGGCGGCGTAATACTCGTCCAGCTTAGTGCTATCGCCGGTTGAGTTCCAGTACAGGGCATCGGCTAGTTCAGCCATGCTGGGATACTCAGGTGCGCGTTGGCGCTGGTATTCAGTGGCGGCTAGTTCGGCTGCAATCTCAGCAGCGGCTGCATCGACCAGGGCTTGATCAAGCTCGATCTGGTTGCCGTCGGCGTCGAAGGCTCCGTACCTATCTGAAATCTTAGTTGCGTTTGAGTACGCCTTGCGAATCGCTTCAATGTTGTAAGTCATGCTGCCACCTCAATTGCAATCAAAGAAGAAGATGGTCGATAGTAATAGTTGTAGTTACCATTAGTGGATGCCAAATTGATATATGAACTGTAAGTAGTTGCGTTAGTATGACCAATCTGAAGTTTATACGTTAGCTGAGTTCCTCCAGAGCTATGTGAATCATCAACGTGAGAAAAACTGATAGCTTGAAGGCGAAAACCATAATTATCTGTGCCTGTACCGTACAGTGCAGGAGTTTGCAGTGGTGTTCCAGCAGGCGGATCATCACCCTCAAATAGAGCGGTAGAACCTCTTAAAAGTTTAAGAGCATAATAATCAGAAGAGTTTCCTACCATTACAGTACCCAAAAGTAGGATCTGACTGTCATTGGCTGAAGGAGTTATGTTTACAGACAAACCGCTAATATCTTGAAAAGCAGTTGTTCCCGTGTAATTTTCAGCATCAGTTTTAATTACATGCTGAATTTGCAAAATCTTCCCACCAGCGCCTGATGCAAGCTTGGCGGAAGTCACCGCAGCATTCGCCAGTTCAGATGACGTGATGATGCTGTCGTTTAATCCACCGACCGAGATGCCGGTGATTGTCCCAGTGCCGTCAATGGAAATTGCCATGGTTCAAACGATAGTCCAGACTTGACCGGAGGGCACCGTCACCGTGACCGATGAGTTGATGCTAATCGGACCAGCCGACATGGCATTGGTCGATGCGGTCAGCTCATAATCCGTGGTCACAGTTTGACCGTTTTCGTAGAAGATCTGGTCTGATCCGCCACCCGTTGCACCACCGCCACCGCCGATAGCACCCCAAGCACCGTTGGCGTAACCCTCAAAAGCGTTGTCTTCGGTGTTGTACCGGAACATGCCATTGCTGGCAGTCAAGGCATCACGCTGTGCGCTTGTACCAGCGGGCACGTCGATGTAACCCGTGCCGGTCATGTTGATGCTGCCGGCAAAATTGACAGTTCCCGTGAAACTCGGGGAAGCCAACGGCGCAAGACCAAGGTTGGCGGTAGCCAGCGTGCCAACGGTGACCCATGCCGTATTGGCGGCATCTCGGATCTTCAGCAGTCCGTTCGTCGTGTCCGCCCACCACATGTAGGCGTAGGTCGTAGTCGGCTCGGTGGTATCGCTGTTGTTGCTAACGACTGCCGCAAGGGCATTGTTCAAATCTGAACGGACTGCCGCGCCCGTTCCATTAGCAATCACATAGTCGTGGGTTGCCAAGGCGGTGCCCTATGTGCTCAATATCAGCACTTTAGCCGACACGTCCATACCCAGTCGCACTCCAGTTGAAATTGCGCGAAACGCTCGCATCGCTGGAATTTTTGAAGTGAACGGTAAAGCCAGAACCGCTAATCCCGCTGACCTCAAAGTAGTCTCCGCTTTGCATGTTCTGCGCCGTGATGCCAATGGTCGGCAAGGTGCTGTTCACCCCACCCAGAACAGTGGTGCCGGTGAAGAAGTTGTTGGCGAAGCTGACGGCAGTCGCCCCAGCAGAACTGGTCACCGTGTCAGTGCTCTGGTCAGTGCGGCGCTGGAACGTTGCCTTGTATCCCAGCTCGTCGATCAGGATGTTTTGATCGGTATCGGTTGAGGACAGCTGCGCCCGGAACTGGAAAGCGCGACCCCGGAAAGTGCCATTCACAAAGGGCTGCCAGTCTTCCCAAGTGGGTGTTCCATCTGGGTCGTCGTTTGTGCGGCGCACTTCCAAAGTGGCGTTCACCGCGTCAACCGTGTCCCCGTCAAAGCTGGTCCACTCGTCAACGGTGACTTCCCGGTTGTCCATCAGGTCATCTGGGTAAAAACCGCGAGTGACAAAGCGCCGTTGCAGATCCACCGAGAAAACCTGCTCCAAGTCCAAGGTGTTTTTGAATTCGTAGGTGCCGCTGGTCAGGACATCGCCTAGGAAGTCAAAATTCGGGATCTCGTCAACGTCATCTTCGTCGTCAACGTCTGCATCACCATCTAGCGCCAGGGCGTCGTACTCATCGCTATAGAAACAATCGGTGGCAGTGCCTTGGAAAGGCGGAACGTCCTGATCCTCCCTGCGGCTTTCGATCAGAAACTCACCTAGGGCATCTGGGTAGTCGATGATGACGCTGGTGGCGTTAGTGCTTTGGCGCCCGCCGTCATCCTCAAACTTGACCAGGACTTCACCTTCAACTGCTGGGATGCTTGCCTCCGTGGAGTTGCCCGCGACTGCCTCGATCAGGTCAACCGAGTTGCTCCACGTTCCAGTGCCGTCGGTCAGGCTGCTATGGCGGATATGAACCTTGCCGCCGTTAAGAACGTCGATTTCAGTGGAAGCGTCCCAGCGCAGACGCCCGGTATTGGCGTTAATTCGCTCAAAGGACAGGTTTTGAACGCTGCCGGGAACAGCAGTTTTACCAACGGCGGTGAAGTTGAACTCCGTGAAATCAGAAGACTGGCGCCCCAGTGAGTTGATCGCGTAGATCTCAAAGGTGTAGTCAGCGGCGCGGGTATCAAGAATCTCAGCGTCGGGCTTGGTAACAACAACCTGCTCCCAGTTATCGTCCCCAGCGCGATAGCGCACTTTGTACTGCGGAATGCCTTTGATTGCAGCCCAGCTAAGGATGATCTTGACTTTTGCCTTGTCGTTTGAGGCGTAAAACTTCTCGACCGCCTTGGGACTGGTCGGAGGGTCAGGAATGATGTTGAGGTTGCTGATCGTGCGCGATTGAAGCGCCGTGCCGCTCTCGACGTAGGCATACTTGCTGCTGTTGTATTTCAGCCCGGTGATTTCGTAGAGATGACCCTCTTTCTCCTTGATCGTCAGCAAGCGATATTGCTGGGTCTGGATTGAATCGGTCTGGATAATCCAGATGCTGTTGGCGTTAGGTGTTGCGCTGAAATCGCTGGCAACAGTGATCGACGTTCCAGTGCGCGACGAGATGTCGCGGGTTTCCATTGACCCATCGGGCAGCATCACCGACAAAGTTGCGTCACTGCTGGGCAAACCTTCGGCGTCATCCACCACAATCACGCTGGCAGTGGCGCTGCTAATCCTTCCGCCATAACGAACGCCAGCGCGTACAGGATCTTGTACGTCAAAAACCGCACCAGGACGGAGCAGTGCGCCAGCGTCAATGGAAGCGGTAAAGCTGATAACTTCGGTCTCGTTCTGCTCGCTGAACAGGATCCAGCGCCCCAAGCGGTTGGCTTGACCGCGTGATGTGCAGGCAAAAGCCCGGATCTGGGTTGTAACAACGCCGTACTTGGCGATAGCGTCCCGATCCTCGACGGATTCGTAGTTCAGTTCCCGAGTTTCTTGATCCAGATATGCCACCACGGCAACTGTGTGGCGGGTCTTCAAGTCAGAGCCGGCATAACTGAAGCCGGGCTCCAGCACATTGGCGCGGTTGAACAGGAAGGTCGAGTCAGTTGGCTTGTCTTGGGTGATCGTCAGCGAACCAGTTGACCAGTACGGCTGGCACCGCATGACCGAACACAGGTCATTGATCAGCTTGTAAGCCTCGTATTGGTTTTGGATGTGGGCGTTGCACTGGAAGCGCGGTTCCGTTCCACCTAATCCATCGTTGACAAGCTCGTTGCAGTATTGGCTGGCTGAGAAAAAGGCAAACTTGTCGAGCTGAGCTTCGACAATGTGGTCGCCAAATCCGTAGCGCTTGCTAATCAGCAAGTCATACAAAATCCACGCAGGATCTTTACACCATTGGGCAGCACCAAACGTTCCAGTCCAAGTGCCGCTGTAGGTGACTCTGCCAGTATCAGAATCAACGCTTGCGTTGTCGGGCAGTTTGACTTTGATGCCACGAATTCGGTAAGACCGCGCCGGGATTGAGTTGAACTGCTCTGCCTCAAACCGGACTGCAGCTAATGCGCTGTTTGGATAGCGCAGTTTTTGATTGATGATCTCCGTGTAGGCCACGAAGAATGATGGGCTGACATTGGTGTCAGTGCTGTCTGCACTGGTGCGTACAACCCGGATGTCAACGGGAAATGCTCCATCCAGTTCGATGTAATAATCCCGCTCATACTTATCCGCTGTACGACCGCTAATCGTGTCACTTTTGACGGTGGTAAAACCGCCGCCGTTGTACTGGACTTGGAAGTTAAACGAAACGCTGGTGCCAAGTACGTCGCCTTGATTAGTGCCTCGCTCCAGTCGAGAGATTGCAAGGCTGATGCGGACGGCATCGACGTTGCTGTCAGTAATCTGTCGGGTTACTGGTGAAGCCTGTTTGATTTCGGTGTTGACCGATTTGATGTCCTCAACTGCCTCAAAACCTGGGCTTGAGATGTAGGTCTGGGCGTTGGTGCCATAGCGGGTTTTGACAGTGACGCCTTTGAAGTTGTAGTCCGAGTCGCTGAGGTTGGTTACATCTGCTCCAGAGCGCAGAACTGGCGTATCGGTCAGGAAAACATCTTTGAGTAGCGCCAAGTTGTAGTTATCCGTGCCACGGGTATAAGCACGAGCGGAAGGGAAGCCCTCAATCTCACCCTCACTGATGAGATCCAAGATGTTGGCTTTTGCCGTTGATGCGAGGTTGTCCGCTGCACGAGTTGGCGTGCGAACTGCAGGGGGTGCTGATTGCTGGACGACAACCGTCTGTTGGACAGTTGTTTGGCCGCCACCACCGCCACCGCCGCCGGCACCAATGATCTGCTTCGGTTCTTTCTCAGCCATGATCAGATCGTGTCAACGTCGATGCCGGCAGAAATCACCACTGAGCCAACGATGGTTTCGCCGTAGACCAGCGGGACAGGAACGCCCTGCTTACTGGTGTTCTGAATTCCACTGAAGCTATAAGACTCCTGCGGGTCAAATTCCGTTCCCTCAGTAGATGTTTGCCGCCGTCCACTTCCACCGACACCGCCGAGAGGGCCGATAGTGCCTAATTGGGGTGTGGGGCTGATTAGCTGAGAAACGCCGCCAAGGATCAAAGCGACACCGACAGTCGCAGCCAGATTGGCTGCAGCAATGCCGAGGGTGAAACCTGCTGCAGTTGCCGCACCGCCGCCGGCACCAGCGATACCCAAAACGGCTGCCCCCGCGGGTGCCAGCAGAATTGCTGCCGCAACTAATGCAACTCCAGTGACAATCTTGCCAACGCCGCCGCCTGCACCGCCCAGCACTGGGACAATCTGGATTCGTTGAGATGCAGGGTTGTTGATTTCTTCCAGTTCGGATTCGTAATTATCAACGATCACCTTGTAATGCTGGTCAGCCATGTGCTGCTCCAGTCCCGGAAAATTGGCCAGCAGCATTCGGATTGCTTCGCCAGCACTATTGATCTCAGCTAAAAACCGCCGCTGCCCCACAAACTTTGCGAGGGCTCCGTATAGCTTGACTTCACGCACCATACCGAAGCACCCTGCCAGTGCATTTTAGGAGCCACTCGCCCAATAAATCACGGCTAGACAACCTGCCGCGTAAATGGTGCAGCACCATCTGATCGCCGATGTAGACGCCGACGTGGTTCAGTTTGTTTGAGTCGATTGCCATCAGCAGCGCGTCGCCGGGCTGCATCTCCTCAATATCCACCTTGTAAAAACCGATGTCCTGCCAGCAGTCATCGAACATCGGATTCTCGTTGAACTCCTCAGGTGTTGTCGGGCGGTCCCAGTCCCGCAGCTCAATTCCCTGCTCGCCATACCAGTCGCGGACTAGTGTCCAACAGTCAGTCACGCCCCAGACCCATTCCCGCCCGATTAACGGTGCTTTGTAGCCCTCGGGCTCGCAGCTGCCCCATTGCTCCGTTTTGGGATTGACGATGTACCAGGGCAAGCCGGATTTCTCGCACGCCAGTCGATCAGCTTGGCTGGGGATCGGTGGGGTGACCGGGTGGCTGTGGATGACGGCGGTGACTTCGCCTTTGTCCTCTGCTGCTGCGTAGTCAGCTGGATCAAGAATGAAAAACTCATTGCCTTCCGCCAAGTTCTTGCACGGGACGTAGTGCTCACGTCCTTTGACCACCACCAGCAAACCGCAGGCTTCGCGTGGATCCTCCGCCTTTGCGTGCTCCAGTGCTTTTGCTTTAGCGGTTGCCTTCATCCGTTAAATGCGCCGATGCCTGGGAATGCCCCAAAGGGTAGTTCCGCTGTCTCACCAAAGCGAACTTGGCAACTGCTCAAGCGTTTGCCGCATACGTCTTGGTCTGAACCGCCAACGGTGTTGTCGTTTTCGTCGTAATAATCCGTGCCGCTGTAACCACACTCAGAACCCTTGTAGATCCAAGGGCAAAGATTGGCGCTGCATTGACGTTTCGGAGCACGCACCCCAGCGAGGTCAAATACTGCTGCCATTTCAAACTGAACGGCATCGCGGGTTTCGCTGACCTTTCGGGCAACGTAATAAACCTCATCGGGCAGCTTTGCGCTGGTGTCCGGGGTTCCAAAAGGGTTGGTGCCACCGCTGAAATTAACTGCGTCGATGTAACGCACCAGTGTGCGCACGCGGGTCAGCTTTGCCCCAGTGAGATCATTACCAGCGGTGAAGTCATTAACACCAAGCAGAATTGCAGTGATCCCGCCGAGCAGGTTGGAGACGGTGATCGTGGGACGTGGTGGGCTGCCGCTTTCGGCGTTGTATTCAAAACCCTCAACTTCAATCGGAAACTTGGTGTAGGTATTGCCAGCCCAAACAATGTCTTGCGCTCCAGAGCCGACATCGTTGATTCCCGCGTGGAATCGGTAAGTAAATGCGCTGCCGTGGATATTGGCAAATAGTTCCAGCTCGAACAGCTCGATAACGCTGCTCGGGTTGATCTTTTGAAGTTCGGAAAACGGGACCGCCATTAGGGTTCAAAGACTTGAACAAACCTGGCGCTAATTGAAGAACGAGTCGGATAATCAACCCGTTTTTGCCATTCAGGACATATCCACTTGTAAGACGTTGTCTCGTCTGGCGGAGTCCAATCAAAACTGGCAGAGTCTTCAGCTCTTGCGTTCAAAAACGTTTCAATGGTGTCCGCGTCAGTTTCTTCAATTTTGTCCCAAGTCAACTGCCATTCCTTTGGGTTCATGTGACTGGGAATCCCGTAAAGCAACCTCTGGGAATAACCGTCACCGAATTGAACTGTACGAGTGCGCGGCTGGCTGCTTTTCTGCGCGCCGTAACTAACTGCGATGTCTGGGAAGGTGGCCATTATGCGAGCAGTCCTCCTGGGCGTTTCTGCTTGATCAGTTCCTGACGAATAGCGACGCCAATGGCTTCGCCTAGCTGCTTGCTGCGGCCAGCATCGCCTTGAGCCTGAGAGCCTTCGGCATTCACATTCACCACGATATTGCCGACGCCTGCAGAAGCATCAACGCCAAGGCGGCCACCAGGACCACGCTTAAGTGGCATGATCGCTTCAGGGCCCGCCTCACCGGCAAGCCCAAAACGTCCAACGCCACCATTTGCATAAGCGAACATTGTCGGCTTGCTAAAAATGCCACCTTTGGCAAAAGGAGCAACCCCGAATGTCGGGTTAGTGAAATAGCTAGGCGCCGGGCCTGGGGTGTAGGTGGTATTTAAGCCAGTAGTTCCGGCTTCAAATGGCGACCCACCACTACCGCCAATGAAACCAATAGCCTGCATGATGCTGCGCAGAATTGTCTGCTGAATGATCATGCGAGCAGTTGCGGCAAGAATAGTCCGCGCAAAATCAAGAAAGTTTGCTTTGCCTGTTGTGACTAATCGTGTTAGCGCATCCTCTAGACCTTGGAAAGCTGTTCCGGCAAGGCTTGCGACACCTTCACGCATAGTCCCGATATTTTCTAAATAAGCAGCAGTAGCGTCTCTCACGCCGTCAAATGCATTCGCCTGTTCTTTGACTGTTTCAACAACTTCAAAGCTGACATTGACAAAGGCTTGCGAGGCTTCAGCGAGAGAGCGAAGCTGTTTTTCTCTTTGTTCTGCAGCTTTTTCTTCTGGAGTTTTTGCAGTCCTAGCAGTTTTTGCTGCATCAGGCATTGTGAAAAGACCAGTGCCTTGACGCTGAGTCGGCGCAGCTGCGCGGCCAAAAGCCAAGCGATCGAACAAAGCCTTGTCTTCGCCTAACTGCTGGCCAAACTGCTGGTAATACCTCCCAGCCTCGTCAAGAGCACCTTTGAAATCAAGGGTAAAGACCCTTTTCAAAATCTTGGCACTGCTGACAGCTGATTTGATGATGCGATCAAACAGTTTGATTAGCGCCATCAAAACGACGGCCACGCTACGGATGCCGCCTTCAATGATCATGAACAGCGAAGTCCAATCGTTCTCGCTGTCAAACAGCGTCGCGAACGATTCAGCGATCACCTGAAGCGCCGGCAACAGCTGGTCCATCAGCTGCATTCGGAAACCTTCAAACTGAAAACCGATCTTTGTGAGAGTGTCGTTAAACAGCTCTGCGCGTGGGGCAAACTCTTCGCTCAGGTTGTAGTTGAACTCTTCAAGGCCCTCAGATCCGCCGTTTAACAGCGTGATCATGTCAGCGCCAGACTTGCCGAACAGGCGCATCGCAACGGCTGCCTTCTCAGGCCCATTGGGCAGATCTTTAAACTTGTCTGCCAGTTCGCCCAGCAACACGTCCGAACCCTTCAGGCTGCCATCAGCACCTTTCACGCTCACCCCCAGGGCGCTGTAGGCCTCTGCGTAAGTCTTGACCCCTTGGCTCGCTTCAAACTGCGTCCGAGCAAGAGTCTTGAGGCCAGTCTCTAACTGCTTCTGTGAGACATCGGCCAGCTTCCCGGCGTTGACGTAGCCCTGCAGGGTGTCCGCGGCGATGCCAGTCCGAGTGCTCAGCTTGCCAAGCGCATCAGCAGCATCAATACTGCCTTGAATGAATCGAGCAAAACCGCCAACAACTAAAGCAGCACTCAGCGCTTTGAATGCTGTATTCAGGCCGCCAACGGCCATCTTGAGGTTCTTAACCTTGCCTTGCACTCCCTGCATGGAGTTGCCAAGACGCTTGATATTGTTTTCGCCCTTGACGTTGGCGTTGATTAACAGGCCAAACTTTGCGGTCACTTCTGCTGCTCCTTATTCAGAATCTGCATAACCGCGCCCTCCATGACCTGCAGATCCTCCAGAAGCGAGCGAGGGTCTTTGACTTCATACAGTCTAAAGAGCCATTGCACCGCGCCATAATCCAACCCCAGTAGCCCACTCATCGAAGTGCGCCACTGGGTTTGACACCGCAGGAACATCTCTACGGCTTCCCAGTTCTCTTGCCAAACCTCAAAGTCTTCAGGCCCTTCAGGTATTGGCAAAGCAATGCCAAAGGCCGCGGCATCGGCCATTAGCTCTGAAGTGTCTTCAGTGCCTTTGGCCCAATACTCAGCGGCCTCTGTCAGTTTTTTCGCTTAGCCCCTTGGTGGCTTTCCAAGTAGGTAGCTGCAATCGCACCGGCGAGCATCGGCACGTCTAACAACTGGGCCAACGCCTTTTGACTGAACGGCATTTCTTTGCCGTCGTCGTCGGTGATGCCAGACCAGCCCACCAGGATCTCAGACACCAGCTCGGACTCAGTCAGCTGGTCTTCCTGAATCAGCTGGCCGATCTCGCGCAAGCGGCTCTGGCTCACACGCTTGAAAACCCCGTCAAAGGTGACGCGCTGGTGGCGGCCACCGTCAACGGGGATGTCAAAAGATACAGGCCAACTGTAAGTGTCTGATTGCTTGAGTACGAATGCCATAAAAGGTGGCTAATCGGCGCAAGCGTAGCAGGAACTTAAGTCAGTGCAATCGAGAACTCGTCGTTGCCAGAATCAGACGGAGTGGCGTTGTAATCCAGATTCAGCATCTGGATGCCGTCACTGTCGCTATAGCTGGCGCTTGTCAGGTCCGTTTGCGGAGCGCTGAAGGTGACGATGTTGCCGCCGGTTTGACCGTGCTGGAACGTGTTGTTTCCAGTAGAGGTGCCGGTGATGTCGGTAAAGAAGTTGTGGGTTGCCATCAGCTCAGCTTCCACAACGATGCTGCCAGAAGGCTTGCGATCGGTGTAGAGCACTTCCTTAGTACCGCCCACCAGCTCGCGGTAGACGGTGGCTGCGTTCAGATCAAAGCTGAAGGACTGAACAGCACCGGCGTAGCTAAAGAGCTGTTGGCTAGTGGTATTGCCGTTTTTGAATAGCACCGGCTTGGCCTGGTTCTGATAGGTAGGCGTTGGGTTGGCGCTGTCGTCGGGAGCGTTATAGATGCCCACCATTGAGAAGCTGAGCGTGGGGATGGCTCCAACCTCGGCGCTGATAGAGAACGAACCGCGAGCGCCAGTCACCTTATGGCGAACGCCATCGGTGAAGTAATAGAGCGTTGCCGATTCAAAGGAAGACGAACGTGGCGAGTAGGTAACCGAGGTGTCAGCAACCGTTGCCACGCTGCAACCACAAGCGCGAATCAGGGGATCCCAAGCAGGGGCAGTGCCAGCAGTTCCCGAACCTGCCAGCTCAACCTCAAAGCTGATCTCAACGCGCTGGAAAGCCAGCAGGGCCTCAAAGTTGCCCATGAAACCGCGAACCAGTTCGCGCTCAACCACGTCCGATTGAATCGGGGTGATTTCCAAGCTGCGAACCAAGATCGCGTTATCAGCGCCAGTAGGCGTTGGGTCTGTTGCGTAGCTGCTCTCGATTTCAGCGAGCAAAAGTCGCTGGCTAGTCCGCAGAGTCATCGGTTACAACCTCAATTTCCGGGGTAGTGGGTTGCGCCGGCTCGGTCCGCTGAACAGCTTTCGCTTGCCGGTAATCGTCACCCACCATCGTAGCTACGGCGTTGTGGTCAAATCATCTAACTCAGTTCTATAGCGAACCAAGTAATCGCAACTGATTACGCCTGCAGGCTGGTCAGCGTCAACCATTTCAAAGTTGACGGTCTGAGGTTGAACGTCGATCGCGTGACCGCCCAAGGTCAGGTCAGCCATGATTTTTGAGTGCAGGCTTTCAACAATCGGGTCTGCAACCTCGTCAGGCTCATCACCGCGCACAATTACGCTCACGCGTACAAGCAGCGACCAGTCAAGGGTAGGAAGACTGGTGTTTTGCTCTGGGGTATCGCTAATCGGCTCAACGATCAGAGCGGGCGTCTGACCGCGGGTTAGTGCAACAACCCGACTGCGAAAAATGCGAGTGCTGACATTAGTCGTCCCCGCAAGGCTGCTAATGATGTCTTCAATTATGTTCTCGCGTACTGTCGTCATGAGTCGCAGCAAATGCTCACGTCAAGGGTACGGTCAGCAGCGCTAGCCGTCACAACCAGCCGCAAGTAACGCAGCGCATAGCCGTTATAGGTGTGAATGTGATTGCCGATGTCTTTTGTCTTTGCGTCATCCAGCGGTCCAAAGTTGGTGCCATCCAAACTGCCCTGCAGCTGGTAGGTCACTTGGCCGCCAGCGATGCGGTCAACAGTCGTGATGACGACGCCATCAATCTCAAGGGTTTCTGAGGTGCCCGTGTTGGTGATGGTGTCAAAGTTGTGGATATTTGCAGGGCGATCAGCATTGCCGCCCACGATGGTGTGGCTCATGTCCGCTGCAATGCAATTTGAACAAACTTTCCGTCATCAATGAGCAAGGTCTCTCTGACGGTGTAAGCAGTCCCGTCAACAGTGATTGAATCACCGCCAACGAGACTGCCGAAGTTTGAGGCTCTGGTGGTCAGCGTGTAATCGGTCGTTAAGACCATCCCATCGCTGATTACTTGGCTGGGCATGTCCAAGATCCCATTAGCCGTAGTGCTACCTGCAGTGCAGGAAACACCGAAGTCGGCCAAATAGATGTCCAGATCCTCAGTAATGGCCATGATCAGCCGTACTTCTTAGAGCCCAGGGCAAGAACGCTGACAGCGCCAGCGCCAGTGCCACCAGCCACGGTGACGCTCACTTTGATGTAGCGCTTCATGGCGTTGGTATTCACACTGATCTTTTCGACCAATGCAGTGTTGGCGTCAGTGGTGGTGAAAGCACCGCCACTCACGTCGGTATAAGAACCGCCGCTAGTGTCGGATTCGGTCAGCTTTACCGCGTAGGTAACGCTGCCACCACCTGCTTCAGCGTCCAGCACAACGGCCAGATCACCTTCGTAGTCAACGAGGTCAACTGCAGAGCCAGTGCCTGTGGCCGTGACCACATCGTTGGCAAGCAAGCTCAGCACTTCGGTCCCAGAACCGAGGTTCTGAATGGTCATGATTTAGCCCTCCGACGAGAGGTTGTTTTGGGTTTGGGGTCTGCGATGTCAATAACGACATCCTTGACCTCTTCCTGCACCTTTTCAGGCGCCACAACTGCACAGTTGCTGCCGATCAGGATTGCGGCGTCGGAAGGGGAAGCCTCAACGACTTCCCCAATCCGAACTACCTGACCCGCCAGCGTTACCTGTTTGCGGATCTGGATCTTCATGATCAGAGGGTGTTGTTACCGCGGCTGAAGGAAGCGCCGTGACGGGCAGCCACGTCAACGTCCTGCAGAGCAACAACCCGGACGGTGCCGGAGGTGCTGCCGGTGTAGGGGTCCACCATGATGTCCAGACCGCTGAAGTAAGCGATGATCAGGTCAGCAAAGTTGCCGAACCAGAGATCATTGCTGGCGACTTGGTTGGAGATAACGGCCTCATAACCGTTCACTTCGCCGTTCTCCATGACGAACAGACCGGAGCCAGTGTCCTTGGCCTTGGTCTTCAG